AAGTGGTGCCGGAGGTCGGCACCCAAACTCCTTGATATGAGCGGCCCTCGGAGAATCGTGGGGAGTTTTGTGGGGAGTCAGAACTGTATCAAAGTTGTGCCTGTAGCCAGTTCTGCAAGCCGATCTCGTCGATCAGTTCGAGCTGCTGCGAGTACCAGGTGATGTCCGCTTCGGTGTCGGCGATCAGGTGCTGGCAGATGTGGTGGGTTTCCCAATCCTCTCCAGACTCATGCGCCGCCGCGCAGGCCACTCGGGTCAGCGAGTCCAATACCTTCTGCTCCACCGCCAGGTCAGACTCCAGCATCTGCTGGATATTGCGCGCCTTCACCGGCGAGGACTCCAGCTCGGGGAGATAGTCCGGCATCCCACCCAGCTGCTGGATACGGAACATCACCTGATTGGCGTGGCCCATTTCTTCCGACGCCGCCTCGGTGTACCGCTCGGCCAGTTTGCTGTAGCCCCAGTATTTAAGCAGCTGCGCGTGGCCGTTGTAACGGGTGTGCGCGCTGATCTCCAGGGGGAGGTGGCGGTTCAGGTCTTTCAGTAATGACATGGTAGTCCTCAGTGTTATGGCGCGATGCCGTAGTCATCCATTCCCTGCTCGCGCTTCTTGCGCTGCTGGAAGGACTTGTCGATGGTAGCCTGGGTGATCGCGGCCTTCTTGTCGCCCTTGTGGCGGTCGCTGAACGCCTTGATCTGCTCGCGGACGCTGGCGATCCGGGCCTTGTCCTTGCTCCGCATGGCCGAATAGAGATCATCGAGCAGAGCCTGCCGGGTGGTGCCGGTGGCTTCCTTGCTGCGGCGATCCGCATCCTGTCGGGCGTAGGCTTCGGTGGACTCGGTCGGGGTAAAGCCCATGCCCTGCAGCAGCACGTCCCCAAAGCTGTAATCCTCGGCGCCCTTCTTCACCACCCCGTGCGTGTTGGTCATGCCGTTGGTGTAGAGGTCCGCCCCCTTGGCGATGTTGGAGATGAACGCCACCGGGAACGTCTTGGTCTTCGGATCCTTCGCCCAGCTCATCCAGTCGATGGCGTGGCTCAGGGCCGGGATGGCGTTCACCGCGTTCTCCTTCATCTTGTGGCGGTCGCCGGAGAACGGATTGTCGCGGCGAACATTCAGCATATCCTGCAAACCCATGCGCCCGGAGAGATCGAGCCCGGCAGCGGCCGGCAGACCCTTTCTGACCACGGTGCTGAGTGACTTGCCGAGGGCCGCGTCCAACATCTCGCGGGTCTTCTGTTCCAGATCCGGCTCATCGTCGTCCGGGTAGAACATCGACAGCGCCCCCTGCAGGGCGAAGTTCAGCAAGCTCAGACCGAACAGGCCGCTGGTCCCCGTCGCCAGGGAGTGCGCCGTCAGCAGGGCATAGAACTTCTTGCGGGCGTCCTCACGGACTTCCGGCGACACCGGCTTGGCGCCCACCTTCTCACCGAAGGCTTCGCGGAAGTTGTGGAGGATCAGCTGGCCCATACCGATCTGGTAACGAGCGAACTGCATCAGCACCTTCTGGGTCGGCCCCACGTTCCGCAGAATGAACGGCGTGTGCGCGTGGGTGTAGTTGATCAGCGTGTTGTCCACCACCTCGATGGCGTACTTCGTCGCCGCGTCCTGATCGCCCCCGTTCTTCTTCATCTCCAGTCGATAGGCGGCGAGGGCCGTCGACAAGCGGGACATCACCTCGGCGCGGTGCGCCATCCCTGCCATGAATCGTTTGGCGTCATCCACCATGCCGATGTTGTTGCGGGCGATATCGTTCAGCTCACGGATCTGGCTCTGGTCAATTCCGCCGGCGTCCGCCACCGCTTGCAGCATGGCTGCCTCACCCCTGGAGAAACCGGCCTTCTCGATCTGCTCGCCGAAGGAGAAGCGCATGTAGTCATTCACCGACTTCGGCGTCAGCACCTTGACCGCATCCTTCATCGCCTCGCCCCAGGCCCGGTAGGTGGCCGGAATCTTGTGGCGCGCCGTCATGTACGGCATGGAGATCACCCCGGGCGACATCGCACTGGTCACCCAGAACGCCGGGTTCAAGGCCAGCCGGCTGTAGTACAGGACGCCCATCCCGGTATTCGCCACCGAGCGGCCGACCGAGCCCCAGCCCGTCGTCGGGTCCTGATTGAACATCCCGTTCAGCCCGCGCGCCACCGTACCGTAGACGGAGTATTTCTCCCCCTTGTTCATCGCCTGGATATCCTCGTCGCGGAGTTCCTCCAGCGCCGCCTGAATGTCCGAAGCGTGTTCAAGTCGGGAGATATGGAACGCCTGCGACCCGCCATGCCGGGCGATCGCCTGCAACATCTGTTCCGGCTTGACGCCCGACACGTTCTCGCGTTTCAGCGAGTTCATGAAGATGCTGGTATCCGGCAACGACGAGAAGAACGTCACCGCCAGGGCGTCCTTGGCCTCATTGATATCCTTCTTGGTCGCCCCCGACATCGACACCTCGATCGACTCCTGCATCTTCTGCAGCAAGGGGGTCAGCGACTGATTGACCGAGCTCAGGTAATCGTTGCGCTCGGCGGCATAACCACTCTTGGCATCGGTGCGGGTATCCCCGGCCGCTTCACGCCACGCACGGACCTGACGCCACGCCGCATCCTGGGAATCCTCGAACGCCACCTGATAGTGTGTCGGGTCCTGCTTCAGACGGCCCAGCGCCAGCGTATCCTTCTGCGCCTCGGCTTCCAGATAGTCCGCCGACTTCCATACCGCCACGTGAGAGCCGAAGCGCACCAGCGGGAAGTAGGGGCCAGGAGACTGAGTGGTCAGCGCCTTGATCGTCTGCTTCACCTCGGCCGCCTTCCTCGGCGTCATGATCCGGTCCGCCAGCTTGTAGAGCGCCTGCTTCCGCTGCTCGTGCATGGACTCGAAGCTGTCGCGGACATCGGCAAACGCCTTGATCGCCGTCGGGCTGGCCCGACGAAGCGCCTCGAACTGCTGGCGCAGCGTATCGTAAGCCGGCTTGTCCGCCTCCTTCAGATGGCTGTTGACCGCCGCATTGAAAGGCTGGTCCGGATGGATCCGGGTGCGGGTCGCATCCAGCATGAGCGAATACAAGCGACGCTGAACCTCGCGGGGCAGGGCACGGATGTTATCCACCTCCGCCATCACCGAGTCGGCCATCTTGTTGTACGACTTCTGCATCGCCATCTCGGACTGATGGATCTTCTGCAGCGACTTCAGATCGGAGCGCCAGCGAGCCAGGTAAGCGATGTCATTCAGCGACACCACCAGATCCTTCACCAACCCATTGGCCCAGTCCCAGCGACCCTGTGCGCCCGGCTTGACCTGGTTGTCGACGAAGCTCTCGAAGGAGTCCTTGACGTTGCGGAACTGAGCGGCGTCCGACGCGGGGAAATTCTGCTGCTGGCGTTGGCCTTTGCGAATACCATCAGCGATCCGTTGCGCCATCACCCGCAGTTCCGCCTCGCTCATCTGCCCCTTGACGAGGCCCAATCCGCGAAGCAGGCGCGTCAGTGCCGCCCGGATCTGGTTCCAGGCTTGCCGCCAAAGTGGGCTGTCTATGCTTTCGGAGGCGCGGGCGAAGACTTCCTCGGCCATCTTGAGATCGTCGCCGACCAGGTCGGGCTGATCCCGGGCGACTTCGGCAAACGCCGCCTTGAGGCTACCTACATCCTTGCTTTGCGCGATGCGTTCCAGGAACGCACGCTTGTCAGCAGGCGAGAAAGTATTGAGTCCGAAGTGGCCGAAGATTTCGTGAACGAGTGTGGTCTCGATGTCCGACACAGAATCAGCGGCATCGGCAAATACTCCGACGATTCGGGACTTGGGCCAATAGGCTCCCTTGGTTCCGGCGGGGACGTTGGCGTTGGGTCCGAGGGCTTGTTGGGCATTGTCGAAAACCTTGACTTGAATCCCCAGAGTTTGCGCCAGCGCCATGAAAGGCGCAACGGCGGTATCTGCCACCGAGCGACGCACGCCGCGAGCAGGCTTGCCCGGCTTGACCGAGAAGAACTCCGTGTCCCCCGCATCCCACCGCTCGATCCGGTCGTCTCCGAAATCCAGTTCGTCCGTCTCATCCATCCCGTCTATCGACGCATATTCCTGATCGGCCGTCCGCAGGATCTCCTCATCCGACAGCATGTCCACCGGCTCGGCTTTCGCCGGGCCTTTCGCTGCCGGCTGCTTGGCCTCGATGCTCTCGATCTTCTTGATCAGCGCATCGACATCCGCGTCCGTGGTTTCGGCGACGGCCGCAGGGGCCGGTTCAGCCTGGGCTTTCTTTGCCTTCGGCTTGGCTTTCTTCGCGTCCTTCTCCGCCAGCAGGTTCTCCTGCTCGGCCAGCTTCTGCGCGATGATCTGGTCGGCATTGGGTCCGACGTCTTCTGCCACCGCAGCCTTGGCCCGCTTTACCCGACCGACGACCGCCCCGTTGCTGTCCGTGATATCCACGAACTCCAGGCCCTTGCCGGCACGACCGCGCCGTGACTTGGGGAATAGCCGCCCGTCTTCATTGAGGATGTCGTCAGGGCGAATCTGCGGATTACCCGTGGCGTCCGGCCCGATGGCCGCATTGGCTTCGCTGACAAAGGTCTCGCGGGCGGCGGCCTTGGCTTCTTCGGCCTTGGCGGCCTGTTCGGCAGCGGCTACCTCGGCCTTGTTCAATGCGCGGATCTGGCGGCGCTTCAGTCCCAGATCGGGACTTTCTTCAGCAGGCACCGACTGACCAGCCACTTCCTGACGCGCCTGCGCCGTAGCGACATTCCGCTGACGGGTGACATTACCCGCCGCTTCCTCATCGCGGGCCTTCTGCCGGGCCGCTTCGCGTTCTGCCTGATTGAAGGCCGCGTCGAACCGACGGCCGCTGGCCGCATCATTGGCCGGGAACCGCAGGCTCTCCTGGCGGGGATCCACCGAGGTGTCCTCCACGGCGGCGACATCTTCCGGAGTCACCTCGGGGCCACGGCCACCGAACATATCCAACTGACCGTCGGTGCCCTGCTCGGGCTCCTGACCGGCAAAGATGTCGCCGGACCGGGTCAGCAACCGCTGACCTTCGTAGCCGCTGCGGCCATAATCCAGTTCCATCTGGCGCGGGTCGACCTCGGCCGTGGGTTCTTCCACCCCCTCGGGGGCGGCGGCCGGCGGCGCCGTGCCTCTGCCGTACTTCTCGCCAAACATGTCGAGCTGGTTGTCGCCCTTGCGGACCCAGGGTCCGGACTCCTGACTGAGCTGGCGCTCCTTGCGGAGTTGCTTCAGCCTGGCATAGACATCCTGATTGGTCGGCGCCTTCGGCTTCTGGTTCTTTGACTTGTTCAGGTCCGCCTGATAGCGACGGAAGGTCTTCAGATCATTCAGGTACGCCGGTACCGCCTCGGCCTCGGGGTTATCCATCAGGTACTGCTCGACCGCGTTGTCGAGATCCTCCTGAGCCACCTTCGGCGGTTGCGCCGCCTTGGCAGCGGCCTGGTACTCGGCGTCCATCTGCGCCTTCAGCTCCTTGAAGGTCGGCAGGGGAGGGGGTTCGGCCGCACGCTGCGCCTGTTCGGCGGCTTGCTGGGCCATCGCATCTTGCGCCGCCAGTTCCTCGGCGCTCGGCATCGCATCGTAGGTTTGCTGGGCGTCCATCGCCACCCGGGTCTTTTCCCGCAGGCCGCGATCATCGTAATACTGGCGAGCGTACTCGCGGCGCGTCAGCGGCTCGTTGCCCTGAGCGTATTCACCCTGAGCATAGGGCATGTACTGCGGGCGGTAGTTCTCATTGGTCAGCCCACGGATCTGCGCGCCGACACCCCGGGGATTGGACCCGGCGACGATGCCGCCCTCACCAAAGAAACCCGCGCCCGCCGCGTTGATCAGATCCTTGCCGGTGTAGTCCCCCCGGGTGCCATAGGCTTCCAGTGGAACGTCCGCCATTTCCTGAGCCGCGCCGATCGCGCCCGCGCCCAATACTTTCTGGACCGGCTTCGACAACAGGTCGACCGCCTTGCCCACCGGCAGAATCTTTGCCAGACCGCCCGTGGCAATCTCCGGGATCAGTTCCAGGCCGCCGCGCAACATGCCGGTGTTCTCGATCCGGCTCAGGTCCTCCGGCTTCAGCTTGGCCAGCGCCGCCCGGACATTCTCTTCGGTGGCCGGCGTCCCGTTCAGGATCTCATCGACCGCACCGCGCAGGGTGTTGCCCGACATCTGGTGCATCAGACCATAAGCACCGCCCGCGATACCGCCACCGATCGCACCGAGCGGGCCGAGCACAGAACCCGCTGCCGCCCCCATGCCGGCATAGCCGAGCGCCGGTAAAGAGGTGCCGACGCCCGAGCCGATGCTGTGCATGGCCGAAGTGGTCAGGTCACCGAGACCCTCCATCTCCGAGAGCTGGTCCTGTGGCTTGGCATGGTCGCTGATGTACTGCTGGCCGGCATAGCTCTGCAACAGATCCTGGGTTGCCGCGTCAACATTGCCGGCACGGAGGTTCTTGCGCGCGCTCTCGCCATACCAATCGGCCGCCGTCCCCACCAACCCTTCACGGAAACCGCGAGCAGAATCCCACTCGTCCGGCGCGTTGTAGCGCATGGCCCGGGACAACACCCGATCCGGATAGGCTTCGTTTTCCTTACCCCAGATCTTGGTGTTCGGCCCGCCGTTGTAGTGACGCAGAGCCAGTCGGGTGTCGCCCTTGGCCCAGTCCAGCGAGTCCGCCAGGATGCGCGCCGACAGATTGATGTTGGTTTCCGGGTCGTCCAGCAGCGCGGGGTCCTTGACGCCATACAGCGCCGCCGTCGCCGGCATGATCTGCCCCAGGCCACGCGCCCCCTTGGAGCTGACCGCGTTCGGATTGCGGGTACTCTCCGCGTCGATGAGCCCTTTCAGAAGGCGGGGGTCTACCCCCTGTACCTGCGCCGCGCGCTCGATGATCGGATCGTAATTGCTGGTGATGCGGTCGACGAAACCCCGGTCCGCCGGAGGCGGCTCCATGCGCGGCGGTTCATAAGACGAGTAGAGCTGCGCGTCCTCCCCCCCGCTTCCGCCGGTTGAGTCGTCCAGTGGGCGATTGAAATAAGCGTAGGGATCGTCTTGTTGCGCCATCAGAATTCCTTGTGTCAACCTGTAGATAGTATAAGGCTAAATACCCCAATTCCTTGCATCAGGTCCTGCGCCAGCGGGTTCGATGTGCCACGGTTCCCACGGCATACGGAAAGCCAACCCATAACGAGCAGCATTCTGGTGGACCCAGCGCTTGACTTCGGGGGAAGCATATTTCAGATCGGCCGCTAATCCATGATTGTGGTTAGAGTGCCCTGGGTGTGCCACCCGATGCCCGCTGTGGTCGCTCCCCGCGAAGATCTGTGCCTGCCGGGCCGGTGAGCGGTACCCCGAATAGATAGACACCGGACCTGGGGCATCCTGCAACATGGCCGCCAGTCGCTCCCCGAAGGCCCCGCGCAAATGCGTCACGTGATCAGCGGATTTACCCCGCAGCAAGTGCGCCTGCAACACCCCGTAAGAGTTACCGCCCGTCAGGGCCGTTGGGGAAAAGGGCTTGGCTGACCCCCGGCAGCACCAGAGACTCCACCGCGACCGGAGCGAGGGTTATTGATGGCGCCCGTCTGCGATGACGGTGCGTAGGGTTCTGTCCCGGGGTTGACCACCGAGCGGCGGAAATCGTCCAATAAGTCCCGCATGCTTGGTTGGTTCAGCAATTCGCCCGGCGTAGTCCTGCGCAACATATCCGGTGGCATCCCGTTTACTCGCCTACGGTATTCGTCAATGACCCGCTGGCGCTTCTGCATGATGTCCTGGATCGCCGCCTGCCCGGTTCGGTCACCGTCCCCGCCATTGGTGTACTTGGCCGCATCGAAGCCCGACATGTCGTCGATAGCCCGGATCACATCTTTCTCCGTCGCGTCCCGCAGCTTGTCCCCATACTCCACCATCTTCTGGTCGTACCCGGCGCGGTTGCCTGCACCTTGCAGGCGGGACTCCAGGATCATCATCTGGTTCTTGACGTAGTCCGAGTAGTTCTTGGCGCCGCTGCGAGCGGCGAGCGCGTCCTGGGCCGCCGAGGCCAGTTCAGGGTTGGACTTCTGCCAGTCAGCGCCGGAGCGCAAGCCGCCCAGCAACTGGTGAATATCCTGCGGAGCGAACACGGAAGCCTTGCCGCCTTCGGCCATCGGCGCCCGACCGTCGGTGATGTAGAGTTGCTGATAGTGTTCCGTCCCTGCCGGCGACTTGCCGGACAGTTCCGGGTTCAGCCGCAGCTTCACCTTGACGCCACCGTCACCTGTCTCAAGGCCGTCGAAGACGTAGGTGCCGGGGTCGGCATTGGTGTTCTGATCAATCAGCGCCTGCATCGGCCCACCGAGGGCCTTGCGAAGATCGTCATTGAACAGGTCCTTCTTGCCGGTCTTCTGGTACTCGGCCACCGCCTTGTCGAACAGGCCGGCTGCGCGGCCCGCATCCGGGTGGGTACTGAACCCCAGCTCCGTCGCAATCCGCCGCTGCTTCTCCGGCGGCAAGGCATAGGGGTTGTCGAGGAACGTCTGGATATCCCGCCGCTCGTCGTCCATCTCCTTGGCCTGCCGGGTTTCCATTTCCAGTCCGCCTGCGCCGGCCTCGGCTTGCCGCGTCAATCCTCGGCGATAGGCTTGCTCCGTCTCGAACCCGCGGTTAGCTCGGTCTTCGACACCTCTTGCCGTGTTGATCTGCGCCTCACGCAATCGGTTGATGTAGGGGATCTCACTCGCCTTCAGCCCCAGTTCGCGCTTCTGGATATCGTTGGCGTTCTCGTAATGCTGCCGAGTCGTCTGATTGCTGTAATCCTGCAGCTCGACCAGATCATCGTAGTGCTTCTTGGTGGACTCCAGGCCGAACCGCTGGTTTGCGTTCTGCACCCGCTGCGCGTCCAGTTGCCCCTGCTGATAGATCGCACTGTCCCGCAGTTGTCGGTCCTTCAGGGCCGCGTCGGCGACCATCGCCTTTTCCCTCAGCGCCCGATCCAGCGACGCATCGTCCTGCCCAACCAGGCTCTTGCCGAAATTGAACGCTGCTGGCAACGCATCCATTGCCGCCGCAAAACCTAATCCACCATATGCCATGATCTTAGTCCTTCGAGATGAATGGGTTCAGGAACTGCCGCGAAGCCAGGAAGTCCCGCCAGGGGTCGTTGGAGACAAGCTGAGTGTCCTTGCCGCCGAGAAGATTGCCGGTCTGGCTGACGCGGGGCTCATAGGAAACAGCGTCGGCCATTTCGCGGTGCATCGCCCCGGCGCCCCGAAGCATCCCTTTGTCCTTCATGGTCTGGCGTAGCCCCACGGGTAGTTGGGATCGTTCTGCCACCACGTCGGCCACTTCGTCGCCATACACTTCCCGTACTCGGCCCATTGCCGGCTTGTTGGTGTCCGTCAGCACGCCATACTCTTTCCGCGACTGCTCGCCGCGCGCGGCGTCCGCGTCTTTCTCGCCTTGCTGGTAGTCGTCGTAGAGCCCCTTGCCGGCACCCAGGACCGAGCCCACCAACGAACCGATCGCCTTACCCTCGGCCTTGGCATTCAGCGCGCGCATCTCCTGCTCAAACTTACGGCGCTCTGCTTCCGTGTCCGCCAGCGCGGCCAGATTTCTCAGCCCCATAGCACCGTAATTAAATCCGAGATTGCTCATGGCATCACCCTAAATTGAAACGCATATCCCGTGCCGCAGTGGAAAGTCCCAACCGCGCCTGGTTCATCACACCGACCTGGATCGACGCTTTATTCATGGCCATCTGCTGGTCCATCTGTGCCTGCGCCTCGGGCGACATATTGACGCCAAACCGTGACATGCTGCGGTTGGCAGCACCCTCGGCAATCCCTTGGCCCGCATTGAGCCCTTTCCTAACCTGGCCGAGCCCGGCGTTAAGCATTCCGCCATTCGCCCAGTCACGCTGGCCCTGAACGTATTGACCCATGCGCTGATTAAAGGCATTGGCCTGCTTTTCCATATTCAGCGTTCGCTGAAACATCGCCTCCGCCATCGGTGAATTCTGGTTGATCATGTCCTTGCCGATCAGCCCCTGCCGATAGGCCAATGGGGACATGCCGCCCCCCACTGCTTGCAATTCTTCCATCGACGCGCCCGGGTTGTTCCGGTAATAGTTCTGCGCGACTTCCATCGGATTTGGGCCTGAAGCCCCACCACCCATACCCATGCTTGTCTCCTACTTATTCATCTGGCCGTACATGCCCATGCCAAGACCCATCATGGATCCACCGATCTGGCCCATCGCTTGATTGCGGGCCATGTTGTCTTGAACCTGCATGCTGATGCGATTTTGTTGGGCCTGTTGAGCCGCCTGCCCACCGCCCGTCATCATCCCCAACCCAGCTTGAACGCGCTGGCTGTAATCGCCGAACAGACCTTGGGTTTCACTGGCCACTGAATTCAGTCGCTGCCCGTAATTTTGTAGTGCGCCACCAAACTGACCGCGGCGCTGCGTGTATTCTCCGAGGTGACCGAGTCGTCCGCCGGCATTGCCAGCCCGAATACTCCGGTCAAGTTGAGCGGCGCCTCCCATCATGGCGCTCATGGCGCGTCCTGAGCCAGGTCCGCCGGAGCCTTGAGAGGCTGCCGCCAACTGATCCTGCATGGCAGGAGTATTGGCCCACACCTGATTGACAGCCCGGTCACCGGCAGCTGCGTACTGACTGCCCTTGTTCATTTTGTTCAGGTCTTTTTGCAACACGCCCAGCTGGTTCGCGTGGCCATAAAGCTGCTCAAGATTTTGATCCAGTCGCTTCAGGTACAGCGGATCCAGCTGAGACTGCCATCGCTTACCCTGCTCATAGACCAGTTGCGACTGCCGGGCGGCTTCGATCTCCTGTGGTGTTGGGCCGGATGAGCTGACCTTGCCACTAAATGCGCCGGCCGCTCCTGCAGCTGACATGCCTAGGCCTGCCGCTCCCATAGCAAGAGAGGCTGCTGAACCAACCCCACCTACGGCCGCGACGCCGGCTGAAATCGCACCGCCTATAGCTGCGAATGGCATAACATCCTCCTTTCGGTCTTTATGCAGACCACTAATGAAATTCGGTCCACCGGGGAGTCATTCGTCACCCAGTGGGTCCTGCGGTTGTTGAACCAGACGCACTCGCCCGGCTGGGCCGAGTAGCCGCCTTCTTCAAAATAAAGCGCCTGATCAGGATGGCCCTCCAAGGTCACCATCACCTTGCAGTTGTAGTAGCAGGCGTTGAAGCCGCCATCGATATGCGGGTCGACCTTGCCGCCGGGAGGAATGCGCGTGATGATCACGCCACCCAGGCGCTCGCCTCGGACCCAGTGCATCAGCTCGAAACAGATATCCTTCACCGCCGGCAAACAATCCGCCTCGGGGTACCAGACCGCTTCGTGTGGCTCAATGCAGAAATCAGCCCAGCTGCCGTTGAACTCTGCCCGGTCCCTGTAGCGCACCCAGATATCTGACACCCCCTGGTGCGGACCGTAGGCGTTGGCGCGTTCGGTGTAGCGGTCCCAGAGATCCGGATTCTGCTTCAGCTGCAACAATGCCGGGAGCACATTGATCGATCCGAGAGGGAGAAAACTATTCATCCTGCATCTCCAGCAGGGCCGCCTTCGCCTCCTTGATCGCCTGCGCGTTCTGGATATTCAGATTCTTGAGTAGCGAATAGCGAGCCGCGTCGAAAGGGATTGGCAACAGCCACTCCGCCGCTGGGCGGAAACGCTCGACATTGAACAGGTCATGGAAGGTGATGTGGTAGCCACCGATCTCGTCCAGCTTCCACTTGTGCTCGTCGCGCATGGCGCCCGGCAGGCCGGCCTTGACCAGGGACTTGTTCACCTCACCCAGTTCGCGGTGGACGATCAGCTTCTTCGCCGGGTGCTTATTCAGCTCGTCGGCATCCATCATGACCAGCATGGTGTCGGCAATCCCGAACAGGCCAGCGCCTTTCATGGCGTCCAGCTCGACCAGGGGGCGAGTCCACAGCGGTTCGTGCCAGCAGATGCTGCGCTCGGTGGTGAACCAGTTGGCCAGCCAGGCCGTGCCGGAACGTGGGAGGCCGACGATCATGAAATCAATCACCCCACATCTCCACGAAGTTGATGAACGACACCGTCAGCAGGCCCAATACCGTCGCCACCAACGGATCGGCACCCAACACCAGGTAAATGGCGGCGGCCGCCAGGGTCATAGTGTCCTCTCGTAGACAGCAGCGACCTGCTTCCAGCCGTGGTGTTTCTGCCAGCCGGGTCGGTTGCTCCACATCGTCAGCTTGCTGAATCCATTCTCCCGGGCGAGGGCATCCACCGCAGGCTGGAAGCGTTCAACGCTGTCACGATCAACAGAAAAAGCAACCCAAACCAGTAGCTCCCCTTGTCCGGTGAGCTTGTTCTGGTCCGGCTGGCAGATGACAAACCCCGGCTCCCCGGCATAGAGGAACGCCGCACCCACCACACAGCTTGCATAGACATCCTCCGCCCGCCAGGGCGCTTCGGTTTTTTGTCGTACCTGTTCCAGCCCAGGGCGGATCTCGTCCCAGACCTCACGAATATCTTTGAGTACCAAGGTGTCCATCAGTAACAATGTTGGGTTGAGTAGGTATAAGCCGCCACGCCGACAAAGGCCGCGACAGCGCCCGCCGCGACGGTCAGGGTCAGCAAGGCCAACAAGGTCAGGATGCGCTCAATCACTTGTGGTCCAGCAGAGCGCCGATCTTGTCCATCCCGAACAAGCTAATGAATCCAATCAACCCCGCCATGATCCATTTTGCAGTACGTGACATCTGCGCCAACGCCTTCAGTTCCTTCACCTCGTCCTTGGTCAGCTTGTCGGAGGTATCGACGACCTCCAGATGGTCTGGCCCGCTCATTTGATGGGTGCCGGGTTACGCTTGAAGAACACACTGATCAAACCGACGATAGACAATCCGGCCTGAATAATCGCCGTCTGCTGTGCCGGGTCAACCTGAATCCCTGCGGCCATCAGCAGCATGATGATCCCGCGCCAAGTGGAAGCCTCGCTCAGTGCAATACCAATTCTGTCAACCATCTCAAATCTCCCTGAAGGCCAGTACAAAGGCCAGAAAAACGAAGACGCCGATACAGACGACGCCGGATGCGATCATGATTTCAAACGCTTCGCGGTGCGGGTTAGGTCTCATTTCGGAATTTGCCAGTGGGGGCCGTCTTTGAAAGTCTTCCAGTCGCCGCCCCAGGTGATGTTCACGCCAAGGTCTTTGGCAACCTGCTTGATAATCGGCGAGAGCTGGTGGTAATACTTCCAATCCCAGGTCACCTGACCGTTGACCAGCGGGGCGATATCCACCGCGTGGCCTGTGAGGTGGTAGCTGTTCATGGTCTTGCTGGCGCCCTTGGCCACCAGTTGTTTCTGGCGCTCCTTGGTTCGGAGCCCTTCCAGCACCGTGAAGTCGATCGGGCTGCGCTTGATGGCTTCATGCACCACCTTGACCAGATCGGGGTGGACGCCTTTCAGCCGCGCCAACGAGGTCGCCCCCAGTTTGAAACGGGACTCGGAGGGGTCCGGTGCCACCGGCAATGCCGGCGAAGCCGCCGCGATTCGATCCGCCAGCGGTTTCAGTTCCGGCCGGTCCTTCAAAAGAAACAACACGTCAGCAGTTTCTTCCGGCGTCAACGTAATCGTCGTCATGTCAGCCCTCGTTTCTTGTGTCGTTATGTTAGCACTATAGCGGTGTCAAGCCTACGTTTTGCCGGGCTTGTCGTGAGCGGAGTCGAACGGCTTCGGGTACTTCCCCTTCGTCGCCTCGATCCGATTCAGCAGGTCGCGGGTTTCCTTTGGCAGGTTCTGGGTTTTCAGCACCGCCCAGATCGCATCAAGCTGATCACCGATGTCGGGGTAGTCCTCACGGCGGGCTTCGGCGTAGTCCCTTACATGTCGAATCTTCATACCGTCACCACGTCGGTCCAGTCCAGAAAGGGAAAGCACTCCACCCGGAGTGAGTAGGTTCCGCTCAGGGGGAACTCCAGCTCCACCGTGCCCGCCGCGTCGTAACTCTCCCCGTTAATCCGCAGCTTGCTGCCGGTGGGCACGTCTAACAGGGTGAGGTCGGTGCGACTCACAGGGGAAGCGGGGCGTTCGGTGACTTCGCCGTTGAGGATGTAGCAGAACTCAGAGGGGATATGTCCCTCCAGATAAACACCCTCTTCGCCCAGGAACTCGCGTTGTGACAACGTCGACCAATAAAGAATGGCGCCCGAGTCGGGGTCGTAAACACTGATATCCATCATTCCACCGTTGCTTGGATGACGACGCGAGGGTTGTAATAGGGACGCCGGTCGTTAGCGGTGGAATGCGGCCCGTCATGCCTTGCGCGAATCCTGAAGACGAAAAACCGATAGGGTGTAGCGCCAGCTGTTGCTGGATTCGTGTTCCAGTTGGACGGGATCGCTAACGAGTAAATGGCGCTCGCCGAGAAGATTTGCGTATTGACGTTGATCCACCCGCTGTTGGTCTTTCGCGCATAGATCTCGTTGGGCAATACGGTCGTACTCACATACTGAGAGCCATTCCAAATCCACGATCCGGTAGCCGAACCGGTTGAATCAATGAAGGCGCCTTGGTATCCCGTGCCACCGAACGTGTCGCCGCTGAAGTATTTGCTGCAATAGCACTGACAAATGACGCCGTCAGTAAGGCCTCCAGTGCCGGGCACCTCGAAAGTCGCCGTCACGACGATGTTGGTCGTCCGCCCAGCCGCCCACGGCAACGAGTCAATCGTAGGCACCCAAAAGACTTCTTCCCCGAAAGCGGGCCAGCTGGCACCATTCGACGGTCTCAAGCCGATGAAGTAATCCGTTAACCCACCCACAGTGGACGATCCTTTTACTCGCCATGTGCCCGCGTCCTCTGTCGTGTTATAGATCGTCTGCGGGTTTGCCACGACCGTCTTGGCCAGGGCATTTGAGCTTAGGTTCGCCCCACCCCGCACAATGACAGTGTTGAACTCGGCGTCCCCGTTGCCTCGGATGCGCCAGCCGTTTGATCCAGATATGAATCCATTCGATTGGATAATCGCATTGGGGTCGTTGTCGTAAGCCCCAAGCTCAATGAGGTACGAACCAATGGACCCGGCGTAGAGTTTGTTTGCCGTCAGTGTTCCATCCACGATGACGGCGCCGGAGAACTGCGTCGACTGACCGGATGTCCACGTACCGGGGTATCCTCCGGTAGTGTAGGCATGTCGTTGCCCTGCTTGCGTCCAGACCCAATCTCCGGGTACGGGGACCGTGCCTACTCCAGCGGTGGCTACGATTGCGTCCCACGCAGCGGCGGCTGAGAACGTCGTAATGTAAGCGTTTACAGATCCTCGTGTGCCTGCAGGCCCCGTCGGCCCCGTCGGTCCTTGAATCTTTGACCACGTGTAATCCGCCGGATTGGTAGACTCTGTCGCCGTCGTCTTGTTAGCCGCGATTCCCATGTAGGTCTGGTTGGTCCAGTTACCTGTGGTGAAATCCGGCGTACCGTTTGGTCCATTCGCGTAGGCAAACCAGGTGTAGGTCGTCTGCCCATTTGCGCCGGGCGAACCCGGAATACCCTGGTCTCCTTTCATCAAGGACCACGTGTAGTCCGTCGAGACGGACGACTCCGTTGGGGAAGTCTTGTTGTTAGCGATGCCGATATAGGTCTGCCCCGACCACGCGCCTGTAGTGAACCCGACAGTCCCGGTACTGTTGTTCGCGTAAGCGATCCAGGTGTAGAGCGAGTTCCCTTGCGCCCCAGCCGCACCTTGCGGCCCTTGCGGCCCAACAGCGCCTTGTTTTGCCTTCGTCACCGAAAAAATTCGGTCGAGGGTCTGCCCAGATTTTGCCGCTCGAACAGTGATAGTCGCGATGTCCGCCGTCATGGATGGACTGCCGTCAGCAAAGCCTACAGTCTGGCCCACCACATCGGGCGCCCCACTCAAGCCGGTATAGCTGGCTGCGGAAACAGTCCAGCCGGTTTCCTCAATCGCGCCTCGATAAACCTTGGCGACTGTCGAAGCGCCAGCATAAGACGTCACATTGCCGTTCACGTCGGCAGGCACCAGATGCGCCTCGTTCGACAGGTATAGCCACAGCGAGTCCGACCCGTCCTGCACCTTGGCCAGGGTCACGTAGTCCTCGTAGACCACGCCGCCCACCGTGGTGGAGGCTTTGAACGTCGCCGTTGCCGTCGTCATCTGCGCCGGGTCAATTATCTTCTGGACGCCCGTACCGAGAGCAGTCCCGTAGGTGCCGGAAGTCACCGACCACGTCACCGTGCCACTGATGTTCTGCAACACCGCGTTCAGTGTGATCGTACTCGGCGTGATCGCCGTATTCGGTGGTTTGGGTATCGTGAACAGCTCTGAGCTGGCCGACACAATCAGCCGCTTGAACTGGTTGAACTCGATCTTGCCTGCCTGGATAACCGGGTTGCCATACTCGTCGTACAGCGCAAACGACCCGCCATACAGTGCCAGATTGGATGCCTTGTCCAGCTTCCAGCCGTTGAACGGGAACGTCGTTGGTCCACCGGACGCCGCCCAGCTATAGGACTTCAGGTCACCATAGATCTCGGCATCGCCAATGAACGCCTTCTGGATATTCGCCGTCTTCATGTAGACGCCCGGTTGAATCGTCAGCGTCTTGCCGCTGCCGTCGGGCGCGTTGATCGTCTGTTGTGTGGTGTAGACGATGAACGGGATGTTGGTGGTGTTAGCGTCGGTCCAGGTCCAGGTGCCCCCGGCAGCGGTGCAGGCTTCTGCGGTCGTATGCCCCG